TTTTTGTTTGTTTGTTTCAGTCGATTGATTAACTGACTGCTAACCCCCGAGAATTACCCGAGGGCTAGACTTCAATTAAGCAAAATAGCCAGCCGATTCTTGGTACATATAACACCCGAGGTCGAATAATTGGATCGCCTCGAGTAGTTGCTTTTTAGGTCTTGCGGAGATGACAGTACTATATTTTCCCGAGCCTGTAATCATGCATTGCATGGCAACGTTAATTTCTTTATTTTTGATGCTCATCGCATCATGCTTTAATCTAAATTCCCTATCACTAAAGCGTTCATTGAGAACATCGATATGATTGAGGATTTGCTTAGTTAGCGCGTAATAGCCTTTTAATTTCATCGGTTGCTAGGTGTTTTTTGTTTGTTGTTTATTAGTCAAAGATTCCGAGCCAGTCCGCGAGCCAAGTCAGGAGACCCGCGATAGTGCACAGAAAAAGGGTTGCAGTTACTAGGGAGAGGAAAAAGAGCATTTTTATTTGTTGGTTTGTTTATTAATCATACGGAGCCCCCCGAGAATTACCCGAGGAGTTGAGGTTCAATTAAGCAAAATAGTTGCTGATCTCAATGTGTGAATCGAGGTCTTGTTCTTTGCAGTATGCGGCCCATAAATTAGGCAAGGTGTTATCTTCATTAGTACGCCAACCGAAATCATATTTTAAATTCTCTAAATCATCCACCCAAGTTTGCATGCGGTCACTAGGCACCTTAATAATATTAGAATCACGGTCGAATTGATACCAGCAATGCGAGTATTTACGTATCATCTTAATGAGGTATAAAGCGCGCTTGATTTTTGGGTGCGTTTTATTAGGTGTTTTTGTGTCAGTCATAAAGTCACTATGAACTATTAATTCTATAGTGCAAATAAAAAGATAATAAACTTTAAACAATCACAAAAACGCGGGGCAATAGACAAACGCAGATGCAAATAGGTTGCATTAAGGAGTGAAGCAGGAAGAAGTAACGAGGTGCATCATATAAGAAGGCACTAGACTAGTAATCTGCCGCGCTTTTGAGGTATCCCCGAGCCTATGCATATAAAGGAGGGTGGGTACTGACAAATAACAGACAACCCGAGCGCGTACATATTAAAAAGGGGGGACCGCCAAGGGGGAAAAGCCGAACGCTAATATATACGTATACCCCTTCAGATTTTCTCACCAAAACAGAGGGAGTACACCGGGAGTATCCCTAGGTTTGTTGGGTTATTCCCTTCTTCTCTATGCCGGGAAGTTCCTCGAGGGCAGCGAATAGCCACCTTCGAATGCCACATTTATCATGTAATTAAGTATTACCTAGTAGTATTACAAAATAACTCTATCTTTACTAATAACTACTATAAGTTCTCTCGGTAGATCTCTCGATAGATCTCTCGGTATAGGAGTGGAGGATTTAGACTTAATAGCCCAATTGCTCCCTCTATTCCATAGATTACCTAATTAACATTAAGTAAGGGCTCCCTCCCTCCCTTTATCTATAAGTCAAAGTTTTTGTCGTCTCTTTAAAACAGGGTTTTCTTCACCTCTCGTTTTATGACGGGCAGCAGGAGGCTATCGAAAGCTCTGACGAGGGCTTCTTCTTTGTTCTCGTCATCGATGAGGTAGCTTAGACCTGAAATAGCTAGACAGGCGTGGAAGGCTTCGTGAAGGATTGTGTCGAGTTTCTCGTGATCCTTCAGGGTTCCTCGTATAGTTATAATTTTCTTATCGATGTCGAGGTTCCCGAAATCTTCTAAGTTTTTCTTATAAACGATCTTGTATTTATGACCACCTATGGTGATTTGTCGTGGTTTATAAGATGATGTGTTCATCGCTCCATTCTTTTATCCCGAGTGCTATTGCTTGGCTCAGGGTGCTTTCTTGATCTGCGAAGGTTATCCAGTCTTGCCAGTTGCTTCCGAAGAACGGTTCGACGATGCAGCAGGGGACTGTGGGTGTTTTCAGCATAAGACCTCCTCTATCTCCTGATTTTATGGCTTTGGCCCCTCGATCTTTCACGAGTGGGAAGAATCTTTTACATCCTCTGAGGAGGTATTCGGCTAGGCTTAGACCTATTCTTGAGGAGTGCCAATACAGCATTTCCATCCCCCCTGCTTTTTCGTTATCGGCAGCATTGAAGTGCAATTCGACTGCTATGGAGGCTTTTTCTTTATCTAGGTGTTTTGCGAGCCAGTTCATGGCGGACGTGTAGGAGCCGTAGGTTCCCCCGTAGGTATCCACTATAAATGAACTGATGCCATATTCTTGGAGGTCACTTTTAAGGTATTCTGCGACCTTTTTGTTATAGGTCCATTCGTTAATTCCTCCGCAGCTTACAGCACCAGTATCTCCCTGACGGCTATGGCCTACACATATTGCTACGTGCAGGTCTTCCCTTGGGATACTGTTGGTTGGAAAGGGGACAGTTTTCGGGCGTTCCATTTCCTTTTCTAATTTGTCTAATTTCTCTAGTGCGTTGCTGATGTTTTCTTGTGCTTTAAATAGTTCTTCCTTAATATCTTTCATATTAGCCTTTAAAAATCGTTGTTGTTTAAAAATGGTTACCAGTTAGCCGAGAGATCCCCCGGGCAATCCTCGTCAATCCTAGAGCCAGTTAGGGCTATCCCTGCGATGATCCCTACTGTTACCAAAGTAACTGTTAGCCATCTTCTGTAATTCTTGGTCCAATAAGTCCTCTTTGCGCTCGGTCATCTTCTTCTCGGCATCCTGTGCCATTTGGTCCGACCAGTAGGCCACCGCTATTGCTAGGGCATCCAACCTGTCATCGTGGGTGATTGCTCCCCTGTCTCGGGTGAGCCTTGAGAATTGGTAAAGTAACTGATATTTCAGTTGGGATTCGAGCGGGTACTTCTGGGCTGAGTTAAAGTCTTCTCGGATGACCTCGGGGGATATAACGAGCTTATGCTGACTTAGGACAGGTTCGAGGGTATCTATGATCCGCTTCTCCTTTTGTATGCTGTGCCTAACTTCCTCGAGTGAGCACGGGTGTACTTTGGTGAGGAAGGGTTTGAATAGTTCGCTGAACATCCCGTCTCCGAAGTTGCTCTCGACTATTATGTAATTAACTTTGTGCTTCTTTGCTTTCATAGCGAGGACTTTGAGAACCTCATCTCCATATCCTCCCTGCATTCCCCCGGCATCGGGTACGTAGAGGTAACCATTGAGCATCTTTACTATGGCCCAAGAAGTTTCATCCCGGCCTCTTCCCGAGGGGTCGATAGACATTACTGATCCCGTAAATTCCACCATGTCTCCTACCTGTTTCATCGGGCGATAGAAGCGGTCTCCCGTGAAGCCGACGTTGGGAACATCACCACCCCAGACAAGCTCGGGACTTTGCGCCCATATCACTTTCTCGGGGGCTACCTCATTATCGATATCCATGACTACGAGGTCGTTGATCTTTAAGGGGAACCTGTCTATATCGGATAGGCGGGAGTCCAGCATGAATTGCATGGCGAATCCCGCTTTACCGTAGCTGATCTCCCGCTCTGCTAGGTCTATCTCGCTGAACCTTAAAGGCTCTGTGGACTTTCCTTTATTTTTTTCAGACACGCAGAGAGGACTAACTCTCCCAAAGTATGTTTTTTCATTCTTTTTGGGAGTAATATATTTGCAAGTCCATATACTCGCAGTGTAATCTCTCTCCATTAGTTTGTTATACAGTGAATCTTCGCACTGGGGTGTCCCTAGAAAGACTATCTTGCTGTCCTTGTCGGGTTTCAGGATTGATTCAAATTCCTTAACCTGCTCGGCAAGTTTATCTCTCATGCCTTGTGTAGCGGAATTGTTGGGAACCTCCACGTCATCCGCAACAATGATATCAGCCCTGCTACCTGTCAGTTGGGAGGTGATGCCTAGTGACTTAACACTCGGGGCATGGGCGGCAGGAGCAGGACCGACATCAAAACTTATCTTTGAAAATCTTTGTGTAGCGTTGGGTATTAGATGAGCCAGCAGAGGCATCTCGTGGATTAAACGGAGCGTGAAGGTACTGAAGTCATCTGCTCGTGTTTTACTCGCTGAACAGACGAGGATATTCTTTGCGGGGTCGAGGAAGAGTTGGTGAACAACATAAGCTGAACAGATCCAAGATTTACCTACGCCTCGGAATCCCTCGATGACTGCTCGTTTGGGGCCATTCTGCATCCACTCGGCAATCTCATATTGTATTGGTGTGGGGTCGGGTAAATTGAGTTGTTTCCAAACGAGGTAGAGGAAATTACGAAAGTCTGTAAGCTCCTCGGGGACTGTACCTTTAGAAGACATTTTACGTATAATATATAATTACTGTAGTGCCTCTGCAACTGCTATATCCGTGGTTTCTTCTTCGTCTTTGAATGGAAGCACACTTACAAGATCTTGTAGTTTATCATCTTGTTTTAGCGATGCGTGTATGTTGTTGTCCTTTAAGTATTGCCGTGCTGCGTTGAGAAGAGAAGGTTCCGCATCTCCCGATTTTATTCGAGTGATGAAGTCATCTGTCAACAAATCCTGTAACAGATAAAGCTTCTCTTCAAGTTGTTGTTTGTTGCTGCTGCTCATGTAGTTATTCTTTCTTTTTACGTATTTCCTT